GACTGTTCCCACCGGGTCTAGCATCTTGAGCTGACAATCACGTTTGTAGAAATCAGCGTAACCAGCACGACCTGACACGGACTCAAAATGAGTGCGAACCCATTCCATGACCTGTTGTGCACCTGATGGTGCAATCGGATCGTGAAGCGTAACGCTCAACGCATCAAACGTGGTTTTACCAGCAATGTACCGGTGTGAGTTAATGAAAGGAATTGTAATTTCCTCGGTGTTCATCGTGGGACGAGCAGCCGTTTTCATCAAGAACGAATCGATACCTTCGATCGCAAAAACCCACCGAAACTGGCGCTTCGGCTCGAATTTGTTCGGAAGCATATCGGTGACTGATAGTGTTTCTGCCATTTGTTATTTTCTCCTAGCGATAAATATCATCTTGCTTTACTAAATCTCTGCACCTGCGTTCGAAACCACAAAGTCGAGTGAGATAAACTCGAGTGAACGGGTCGGTTGCAAGAAGATCTTGCCTCGAACTGTGTTATTCTCAATGTCTGCCTGCGTTGTCGTGGTCGTATCGATCTGTACTTTGAACCGATCCAGACCTTGTTGCTGTTGGATTCTATTGAGAATTGGGTTAACCACACCAGAGAAACGTGCCAATGTGGTTTCCCGATTGGGTTCGAATATGAAGCTGTTCGCAACGGTCCTCACCTGACGCCTGATCTCGATGAGCAAACGTCTGACGTTGATCCGATCGAGCGCGCTCTCTGCAGCTTGTAACGTCTTCTGCCCAAAGATGGTGGGTCCACCCTGACCCGGGAACGATGTTATCGGATTGATGCTAGCATCATATAAGACATCAAGGTTTGAGCGGTTGGTCTTGACTGCGACCTCTACGGCCTGCAATGCACCTCTCGCAAACCCAGCCGGTGCGAACCAAGGATGAGCCACAGCATCGTTGAGACCGAAAGCGCCGAGAACCGCGACCGACGGCGCGACCTGCACGTTGGTGTTTGTGGTTGGATCGGTGACTATGACATCGGGGAAGTATGCCGCGGCAAAACTGGAGTCAATATTACGTCCCTTAAACCGGCTGGTGGTGTAGGTAACGTTGGGTTGTTCACCCGAGCCGGTTATGAAATTGTTCTCTGCATCCTTCTCTTCGATGTCCATGATGTACAATGCATCAAAGCGATTCTCAATGGCGTCTGTTGCCCAGTCTGTTACCTGTGGCTGCCGGATACCGGGAATTGCTAGAAGCTGGATCTCTGTGTCTGACTTCTCTTGTAAGATATCCACTGCCTTTCGATACGATGCACAAGTGTTTCCTAATGTTCCGCCCTGGTTGGCTGAATCATCAATCTCACGTTTGATAGCAATATCTAGCATTCGGGCCCTATCTTCATCAAAAATGTTGACGCCGTCAAACCCGCCTTGTAAAAAGAACGAGAACTTGTAATACTGCTTCGATGCCAGATCGCCGAAGTCCTTAGAGACGTCCAAGAATCGACCGGCCTGTGGTGTACCGTTGGACTTCGTTAGGTTTGAAAGCGCGCCATCTCTACGATAAACAGCAGCTTGCCATTCGGCCGAATCCACAACATCTGTCGTGCTCGTCGCTGTAACAACTTGCACGTTCTCAAGAGAGAACTTGTTGTTGTTAAACGCATCTGAGTCAAGAACAACACCTCCATCATTTGCAACACCTGCGTTGTCACCAACCCAAGGATTTCTGTACGTTGTAAAGAAGTGGGGCATGTATTTCGTATAACCAAGAATCGGTGATCTCTGCGCCACCGGGGCATTGTTCTTGTTGGGTTCCGTTAAGCTGTCGAGCGGCTCGAACTGAACGCCCCAGTACATCTGCGAGTCTGGGCGTTTCGCGATTCCAGTACCCGCGGCGACCGTGCGTCGGAAGGGGATTGGCGCTTCAATAGCCCTGTCTTTAAATGCACTTTGATACACATAAGCATTGTCAGAACCAGCAGAGGCAACCGAACTCGTGGAAACCAATAAACTTGTCCCCGCGGCGGTCGTTCCAGAAGTGACGAGATGAAAAGGCCCGCGGAAACCAACGGGAAGCGCCGTTTTATCGACGTCTCCGCTATCAACCGCGGTCGGAACCTCAACCCGAATGTAGTTCGAGGTATTCGGAAACTTGCCGTCCATAACGAGCTTCTGGCTTCCAACGCGTTGGTCGAAATCGTAATAGGTGTTCATATCACCGATGATACGTGCGATGTATCGTTCCGATCCTGGATCGATTGAAAGTCCACGATAAGATTCAAGAACTTGCACATTCCTATCATCATCACCAAAATTTCTAACAACCAGATCAAATTTACCAAACTTCACATCCGGATTGTTTGACTTCTGAATATTCTCAATAGAAACCTTTAGTTTATCATTGGGATAAACGCCATCATCTAGACAGTGAATCTTAAAAAGGTTTTGTGGCGTTCCACCGAACTTCTGTGATATGACAAAGGGTGAGAATGCGTGTCGGTAGCGATCCTCGAAACTCTCATAGTTTGGTTGATCAGCATCGCCAACATTTCTACCCGTGGTGGCAGTCGTTCGACTCGAGCCTGTCAAAATAAACGCAGCAGGTTCTAAATTATTGCCGATCCCCGCAGTCTGTGTTTTACCGGCTATACCAGAACTTGTCACAACAGCGTATGCACTGTAAATATCGTTGTGCCTGTAAAGGTAGTGACCCTCTGTTTCAATCTTGAAGGGATCTGTATTAAACACGTTAGGAAAATAATTCCCCGCCTGTGGATCGAACGAAGCAGTGAGAACGTTTTTACCAGTTGCGTCAGTCTGCAGCAACCCATTCAAAAGCATCACGAAGTCTTGGGACTGTACGTTAACTGTGCCTATTAGCGAGCCTTGTGAGGTGTTTGCAGCCGCAGAATCCTTAACACCCGCAGTCGCAGTCGCAGTCGTCACCGGTGCATTATATTGGCCGATGCTTGAGGAAAGCGAGAGCATCACGCCGTCAGGCGCAAAGAGGACACCTCGGATGACAGGAACGGCATCCACCCCGCCACCAGAACCAGAAGTTATACCAGCCTCGCTCAGAATCGTGCTTCCGGCCGACTCCGACATGAAACAACCGAGGAAGTACGTCCGACCGCCGAGAGTACCATACGCATTAACGTTTGCGCCAATGCTTCCGTTTGCCTGAACCTGTTGGGCGCCCACAACGAAACCTGCGTTGGTCACCTTACCTGCATTCGTTCCTGCAGACGTCCTAACTTTACCATCGCCAGCGCCCAATACCTTGAGGTAAGTTCCAGCTTGACGATTGGCAAACCACTGTTGGATGGCAAGGGGTCCAAATTTCTTGCCATCCGTCGCGCCAAATCTTATTGCAAAGTCACGATACGAAGCAAACGTAACGGGTACAAAAGCAGGACCACGAGTCGCCGTGCCGATAACTGCGGCAGGTACTCCTTGCGGCCCAACCTGTGTTCGACCGCTTAAATCGATCTCCCTAGTACTAACGCCCGGGCTTCGAAAAGTTAATTCAGCCATTCGTATTTACTCCAATTCATCTTATAGATATTCATCATTCGAAAGATACGCCGGCATTCGTTATAATAAAATCGATTGCAATGAACTCAATAGCACGTGTTGGTACGACGACAATCACACCGTTCATCCTGTTTTGTTCTGCGTCCAAGTCCGAATTGTTACTTGCGTTACACACTATGCTGAATGATTCAATCCCAGCCTGTGCTTGAACCAATGCCAGCAACGGTGTGATTTGTGCCACGAATCGACCTCTAGTTGTCGCATTGTTTTGTTCAAACAAAAGATTACGTGCCACACCAGTAACAAGTCTCTTCACTTCCAGCAGCATCCGCCGCACGTTAACGCGATCCAATGCTGTTGCAGCCTGTTGCAACGTTTTCTGCCCAAAGATAACAAACCCGCCAGTTGGGAACGTTGCGATCGGATTGATCCTGTTATCGTATAACGTATCCCTATCAGCTTGTGAAAGACGTGTTCCAACGTTTTTCACAAAAGTAAGAGCGCCCCTGTTGAACCCGGCTGGTGCAAACCAGGGGTATGAAACCCTATCATTGAACCCAATTGCGCCCAGTGCAGCAATAGATGGTGGTACTGTAACCCTTCGGTTATTTGTCGTGTCTTCAATCACAACACTTGGGAAGTATGTTGCAACGTAGTTGTTATCAAGTGACCTTCCCGAAAACTGTTCTGACGTTTCTACCACA